TCTTTTTTGCCAGCAGCTAAATCTTTTTTGACTTGTTCTCTAAATTGTTCAGGTACTTCACCTAATAAATCTTCTTCGTTGGTAAGCATGCGTTGACCAAATCTTTGATTGTCGTAATCGTCGCCATACATCTGTATTCTTTGTGGATTTAATATCTCATCGCCTTCTAATTCGTAACCAACATCTTCTACTTTATATTTGAATCTTCCTGTCCCGTAAGTGTCCATTAGTCTTTGTAATGTAAAGTCTTGCAACTCTTCTTGTACATTTGCATACCTTTGTGGGTCTATTGGGCCTGTTAATACAAACTCTTCTTTTGACATGGGCAGCTCTCCAGCATTGGGGTTGCCAACATCTCTTACATCATTTACATAATCTTGGTATCTTGTATTAATATTGTAAGATAATTCTCTTGCATACTGTTCACTGGCTAATATTTCTTCTCTTGTCGGCACTTCGGTAATTACTTTATCCTGCACATAGTTAAGGCTTTTATTGTTTCTAGCAATCTGCGTAGCAGCATTTACAAAGGCTACTCGGTCAGCACCTTTTTCTACGCCAATCTTCATCGCCTCTTTAACTGCCATATCCACCCAGTCTTTTTTGTATGGGAAATCAGGAAGTTTATTTTGGTTTAATTTTGCTAACATATCACCAATTTCTTGTGTTTTTTCAAGTCCAAAAGTATCTACAAAATCGTTAGCATTTTTAGCACCAAAATTTTGTGTTTTACCACCTCTTATGTATGTAGCCATGTTTTGCAACTCATCTGCGTATAAAATTAAATTTTTACCTTGTTTGTTTTTGAACTCAAAAAAGCCTGTAGGCGTTCTTTCACCTGTTATACCTAAATCTTTAAATATATTATTTAGTTGCTCAAATGTTTTTTTTCTTTCTTTTGGAGGTAACTCATAATTTGCATCACTTTGTTTACTTCTAGCTGTGGAATGTAGGTCTGATTGTATTTCCTCAACAAACAGTACTTTTTTGCCGTTTTCATCTGTTCTAAGTGTAGTTCTAAGATGAAATAACTCATCGCCACCACCAAAGTGCTTTGGCTCACCTCTACTACCTAATTTATATCTAGTAGTAGTTTTAGGGTTTTTAATGTGAATGGTGTACTCTTCATAATCAGTTGCACCTCCCATGGGAAGTCTAAATCCATCAGCATCGCCATACTTAGAAGGCAACGATTGATTTTCTTTGATAACTCCCTCAGGCACAAGGTTAATTAAGTCATCAGGTTCAGCAGGGTTATCAATATTACCCAAACCGCCTTCATACTCTCTGTCTATATATTGTCCAACTTGTAGCTCAGCCTCAGGAAAAATCATGTTTTCGTCAAAATTGTCAAAATCAAATTCACCGTTTATTCGGACGTTGTAACCGTCTTTAGAATTGCCTATAATTTCGAAAATATCATCATCTCCCTCATATCTATAAGCTTCATCAAGAAAACCCTCTGTTTGTTCAAATTCTGCCTTGCTCATAGATGCGCGGTCAATTAAATCGTCTATATCAAAGTTTTTGTCTAAAACTTTAGGTTGTATAGTGAAACCTTGATTTAAGGCTGCCTCTATTTGGTCTATATATATATTTTCAGATAAGGCTTCAACAATTGTGCCGTCAGGCCTAGTAAATGTTAATTGTCCTTCGCCTACTTCGTAGAAGGGGTTATTAAAATCAGCAGCTAGGTTGACTTCAAAAGCCTTTCTTAATCCATTTTTTGCATCGTCAGATGACGCTTCATCTAAATACTTTTGATATGTTTTTTTTGTAACTTTCCCTTCTGGTCCAAAAGTTCTAGTAAAAAAATCTTTTTGCGTGTTTGCAAAATCTGACATGTCATCATAATTAATTGATACACTTTCATCAAAAATTTGTTCTGTTAAAGGTTCATCTAAATAAAAGTCTATATCCTCTGAAGGTGGAGGAGCATCGTCTGTTCTTATGTCAGGATTTTCTGACCTTCGCACACGATAAAGCTGTACTCTGTTATCGTCTATGTATTCTAACAATTTTTCTTTTTCAAAATTACCTGCTGGGTAGACTCTATTCATTTCTTCTTTAAAAGCATCAAAATCAATTTCATCTATTTCGCTTTTTTTCAAAGCTACACCGTTTTTGTTATTAGATGGATTTTGTCTTTTAGGACTGGTTAGATAATCTAACAAAGCTTGACCAGAGTCTATCTCTACTGCCTTAGCTTCTTCTAGGACACTAGATTTATAACCAGCATCATCTAAAGATGGTTGTGGTTTAGGTTCAGGCAAACCACCAATACCACCGCCACCGCCGTCCATAGTTTTTTGTTGAAATCTTCTAAAAGCCATCAAGCCTGCTTTGGGTATGTTGGCTAGTTCACCAATACCACCTGCTGCACCAAGCGCTGAAAGTGGTGCAATAGCTGCCGATAATGGGTCTTCAGCTTTTACGAATGATTTTTGAAATATGTTTTTACGTGGGTCAATGGCATCGACTAACATTTCTCTAGGGGTTTTTATTCCTAAGCCTGCTTGGTCAGTAAAATAACCAAATTCATAACTTTCGATTGGCACGCCTGTGACCGGGAACATGTAACCTGCAAGTTGTTCACCAATGGGTAGTTGCGTAAAACCTTCTTCGTAAGCTTTTTTTATGTTGCCAGCTTTAAGCTGTTCTGCAAGAACTCTTGCAGCTTCATCTCTTTGTTGTTTTTGTTGTCTTTGTTTTTGTTTTATGGCCTCAGCATCAAATAACTCATAGGTTTTACCTGTGTCAGGGTCTTTGGGCGCAAAGAGATTTACGTTATCAAGTGTCGCCATAGTTATCTATTAGTTTTTGCAGTTCGTCCATTTCTTTTTTTAGAACCTTGCCGTAATTTTCTGTGTTGTTCATAATTTTGACACTGTCATCTATGTCTGGTGCATAACCATCTCTTACAGCACTGTTGTACACATCTCTTGCACGATTATATTTTGCTTTTTGTTGATTAAAAATGGTTTTACGCTCTGCTAATTCTTTTAGCAATTGTTTTAGTGGCATACGAGTAAATCCTCCGGGTATTGCAATCATTGGGTCATCTAATAAACCGCCAATACCTTGTAGGGCATTTTTAACTTTAGTTGGCAACATATCCAAGATGGGTGTTTGCTCATAAATAGGTATAGGTTCTATAGTGCCAACAGTCGGAGCAGTTTTATTCTCGTTGTCCATTGCACAAATATATCACACACTTGCTCGTTCTTTAAACTTTCTCAGTGCAATTCGTGAAACTTTCCATGGCGGCACATCAGCCTTGTACAAAGATTTAATTTGTTTTGAAATACTACGCCATGGGGTTTTGCGACCCTTACTTTTGTGTCTAGCTAAAGATTTATCAACATAATCTATTATGGCTTGCTGTTCTGGTATTTCTTTTAAGTATTTATGTCTGCCTTGCTTTACCAACTCATAGCCGTATGGCACACCACCGCCTATGTGTCGGCCTTGCTCCACACAAGCCATTTTACCTTGGTATAACTTTCGTGCAGTTTCCTCTCTATCCCACTCTGCAAAAGTTCCCATCATGTTTACAAACATATTCACATTAGGTGACTTAGAGGTACTAATAGATTCAGCACCACCTAAAATATCGTGCGCAAACAAATGTATGTTTAGCTCATTAAAAGCATCACGCACACTACAAAGTACACTCAGTCTTCTAATCAATCTGTCAAGCTTTGCGACTAACACTACATCGTTGGGTTCTAGTATATTTTGCAATTTTTTTCCGTCAGGTCTTTTGTAAAAGTCTAACGCACCGCTTATGCCGTCATCAATATAAAAACCGTCTGGCTCTCTTTCAAATAGATACATAGACATCTTAGTTATTGTCTTTTGTTGTTCAGCCAAAGATGTGCCGTGCTTTGCCTGTTCATCTGATGACACTCGACAGTAGCCGTAAATTGATTCGTATTGTAGTTTATCCATATTATTTATCTCCTTATTATGCTAAGTGTCCTAGATTAACCCGCCATGAAAGACCTAAACAGCAACTTTAACTGTGTAGGTTGGAAGGCAGTCCAATAAAAAACAGCAGGGTGTCACACACATCTAGGTCGATTACGCCGCCACTTAGCGAGCAGCTACTTGGAAACGCTGTTTTAAGCCTTCCTGAAATTATTTTTGGTCTTTTTCTCCTCCATTTACTAAATTTATTTGATAAATTTCTGTTAATACTTTAATAAGTTCTTCTTGTGACTCTTTTTTATCAATTTGATGAAAAAGTTGCACGATTTGTACAATTAAATCTGATGAAGCCATGTTACTCCCCCTGTTTTGGTAGCTTTATATTTTGTTTTGCTAATTCTTCAATAAGTATTCTATTTAATCTTCTGATATCTTCAACTATTTGTCTATTTTCTTCGTTTTGTTCTGCTAAAAACAGTATGTCGTTGGGTAATTTACCCATGCAAGCATCATAGTTACCTATCGCAGGGTCTTGTCTATGAACCACATCGTAAGGTTTACGTGGTTTTTTCTCTTTAGTATCAACAGGCTCTATGTCTGCAACATACCAAACCCTATAATGAAACTCGTTTGGGTCGTCATCATGATATATTTTTCTGCTTGTAAGTTTTTTGCCAACCTTTTTTGCCATGTTTACATGTTGTGCGGCACCACTTTTATACTCATCTTTTTCAATTACAAAGCTGTCACCTATTTCAAGAGTATTTAAAAATTCGTAAAATGCTGCGTATGCAGGAGATGTCTTATTCAAAGGCGGTGGTATATCTACAGCTTTATCAATCTGTCTTTCTTTCCACCTTTTTCGTTTTGCGTTGTGTTCAGTAAGGTTTCTCCAATATTCACTATTTTTCATTTTTTATCTCCGAGCAATTAAATTTTTTAATTAAGGATTGCAATGTTATTAAATACTTTTTATTAAGTTTTAAATGTCTTTTGTTGTAAAGAATATCGTGCTTGCTTTGACGGCGTTCATCCTCCAACGCAGATTCAAAGCTTTTTATATCTCTTTGTGCGTACAACTCTGACATTACTAAATGGCCTAAAATAATATCTTTTTCTTCTTTAGTTAGGTTCATTTTTCTACCTGCAAATTTTCTATTTTAATAACCAGGTTAGAAATTTTTTTTTCTTGGTTTTTAATAATAGGATTATCCAATGGTTGATTGCCACTTTTAGCCGCACCAATTAGGTGCTGTAAAGTGTCTCTTTCGTTTTGCAAACATATTTGCAAATATTCTGCTGTGCTAAATGCCATTACTTACCTTCCTTAACCAATTTCATAAGCGCTTTAGTAACTGGGTATACCAGCATATCATCGTGCCATCCTGGTGCTTGCTTTAATATCTTTTTAGACACTACTCCGGTTTCTAAAAAATCGCCTATAGTCACTTTCATCGTTCCAAAAACTCTACAGTCAAAGGTAACCGTTTCATCCAGGCTGTTCTTAAGCTGTCGCTTTAATTTTTCTAGTTTATCGACTTTTATTTTCATAATTTTTTCCTTATGTTGTTTGTTACAGTGTTCATATTAGGGTAATAAAGTATTAGAGTCAACACTTTTGTTCAAATTAATGTAATTTTTTTTTGATGATTTTATCTTCTAGGTTTTGCAGTTGTTTAATTTCTTCGTTGGTCATAAGCTGCATTTGATAAATCATAACTAGGCCTGCTATGTGGTTGTTTATTTGAAATAAAGCTTCGTTAATTTTTGATAATTCTATTATTAATTCATCCAAGCTTTTCATGTCTTCCTTTTTTATGCTCATAGTCCGTTCCTTTTGTTCTGCTTATCAAAATATACTCTAACATAATATCTTCTTATTATTGCTATTAAGGACAAAACAATTAATTGGCTTAATGATATTAAAAATGAGTTTTGTGTAAAGATAAGAACAAGCGTTATGGTCAGCCAAGACAATGGAAAATTAAATACCGCACCTATTAGCGTATCAACGATTGATTCTTTTAATGCAGGCTTGTCAATTTTCATGTTTTTTCCTTAACAATGATTATACATTAATTTATGTTATAAACAACACTTACATAAAAAAATGAATATTGAATTTTTATAACTTAGTTACTACTAGCATACTGACAGCACCTGCAAAAAAATGGGTTTGCGGTCATAATTTTGCAAACTTTTAAAATTTGGTTTTGGAATCCAATAGAGTCCCGTGTTTATAGGCTTTCTGGGCGCATAAAAGTGTAGATGTTAGCACTGTGGACACTATGCGACTTGCATAAATCAACAATGCCTAGTACAACAATAAATTATTGTGTGCGCAAGTTACTGATATTAGGTTGTTTTTTGTTTAAAGTAGATTTTTTGGTCAAAAAAAACTTTTTTCTGGGCAAAACAGTGCCACATAGTTTTTGTTAGAAATTTTATACTTGCACTAAACTCTTATACATCATCTAGCTGTGCATCAATTATATCGCCACCAAATATTTCTTTTAGTCTGCCTTCTATATCTTTATGGCTCATATTATCCAGATTGGCTGTGATGTTTAAGTTCTCTGTCTTCTTAATCTTCAACCCAGCAAGCTCGTTCAGTTCTCGCAATGCAGATACCGAAGCATTGAATTGGCCTTTGTTGTAGGCCTCTTCGCTAATCTTCCATAACATTTTTGCTGTCTTCTCAGGTGTGATTGCATACTTATGTGCTAACTCTTCACGACCAACCTTGATTGCTTTGAGTACATTTGGATATTCTTTACCGTTTAAAAACCTAGTAGCTGCTTGTGCCGGGAACTCGAACCCTGCTCTTCTTGCAGCCTCGGTCTGTGTGCAATTATCATTTACATAATGCCAAACAAAGGCTGTTTGCATATCAGTAAGCTCAAACTCTGGGTCGTCTTCAAATGCCGTTGGTTTATCAACCAAAGGTGTATCAGGAGCTTTCTTGCCTTTCTTTTTATAATTAGCCATCAAATGTCCTTAAATTCAATAATAGGGTAGAGGGTAGAGGGTATGCTTTCCCTATTCTTATATATTTATATATTAGCCATATAATATATATACCTGTACACCTATATTATTATAATTATTATTATTATTAATAATACTATACCCTATACACTAATAACACCATAAACAACGGTAGAATCAGCGTTTACGGTCAGGGTAAGGAAAAGGGTATTGTCCTCTCTTACAGTACCCTATCCCTTACACCAGACGCATAAAGCTGTAATGTTGAGCAATTTACTATGCCCTACCCTACCCTGTAATTATCTTGCTCTGAATATGTATAACAAACATTGCAAAGCTCGGTCCGATAAGTGCCTTAAATGTTCAGGTATTTTTCTTTTATCCATAATTTTATTTTACATGTATATAACTAGCCACACAAAGAACATCAGACTGCCCACAGCAATCCAATACATCTGCTCATCGTGTTTCATCTAATCTTTGTTCTGCTAATATCAAAAGTATCTTGTTTCTATCTTTAGTTTCATCGAGACCATAAGTATCACATACAGCACGTATCTCGTCTTCAAGCCAGCCGTTTTCATCAGCTCTTCTTACCCTAGCAAATGCTTCTGTAATTGTTTCTTTCATCTGTAAACACGCCCTGTATATTTTCCTGCACCACCCAAAACAGCAAAACATATATCCTCTAGGTTGTTTACAGGATATTGCTTTATTTCGTAGTCAGGCATCCAATCAAATTCTTCCCTAAACCTTTTTAAGTCTTTGGATTTAACAATCCATGTTGTTTCTTCATGTCCATTGCCACCGTTATCATTTGCTATATATATGTGCATTAGGCTACCCTCTCATCAACTATTGTTATTGGTGCTGTTGGCATTTCTTTGTGTAAAGTTTTTGCAATTTTAACTGCCTCACTTTTTGTAGCGACAGTATCATGAAAAAGTTTACTGTTTACCATTTTTCCATTTACCACTCTCGGTGCAAACCAAAGCACTATATCCCATTCTGGCTTACCCAAACCAAGCGTTACATTGTCAGGGCAGACTACTATGTGTTTTACTTCTCTCATTACGCTTCCCCCTCTTCTTTCTTAATTAGCTTATCTATAATTGCAAATGCCTCATCAAGCTGCTGTGCTACATCACCATCACAATATCCTAAGATTGCATCATCTAATGTTTCTCTAGCCTTTTTTAATTGTTCTAAGTTTTTCATTACGCCACCTCCTCATTTTGTAATTTGTCAATTCTTCTATCCATCATTTTCTTAAATCTTTTTACGTCAGACGAGCCGCACTTTAATTCAGAGCAATGGTACATAGAGCTTGTGCAGTATAATTCAACACCCTGAAAACCGCCTCCGTATGTGCGATGTGCTAGTACATCATAGCCTCTGTAGGTGTACTCCATTGGTCCTGCGTCTTTCTTTTTGCTTAGTGGGTATTTCATATTTTCTCCTTTTTTATTTGATATACCTATATTATACACAGCTAACATTTATTATCAACACTTTTCAACACTTTTATTTAATTATTTTTCATCTGCAATTATGATTGCTCCATCAACTTTTATGTCAGTAAAGTTCAATCCACTGACCTCTTCGTTGTTGACTTTAAATATCACATCACGAACCAAGAGCCTAAGCATGGCTGCTTTCTGATACAAGTTTAATCTTGCATAAGCATCAATCACTTCTTCGCCTGTCATCTTGCTTGCGTTTTGCAAAGCATCATCTTTTTTACCAAACATATATATCTCCTTATTATGTTTATATTTCATTACCCCAAACATCCCAACCATTTGCTTTTTCTCTTGCAAAGAGTTCAATGCGTGTTTGTTTGCCAAATAATTTTTCTATATTGTCTCTTACTTTACTAGGTTTTTTGCTGTGTTTAGTTCTCAATGCCTCTACCTTTTGATAAATATTGTTTACCTTTTTATGCTTTAACATTGCACCCCTTGTACCAAGCAAACATATTTCATAGTTTTTCATTGTCCAAGCACCAAGATTAGCCACAGTTTTACCTGTTTTTGTTTTCTTTTCCCAAACAAAAGCTACCGTAACATACTTAAAACCCCAAGATTCTATTGTTTCTATCGCTTGTTTAATATGTGCGTCTGTCGTCCAAATAAATAAAGCTGACTCGTCTTCAGCAATATCTTTAACAGGCAAGTTTTTAATCCAGTCTTTCGATTGTGTTGGATAGTGTTTGTCCATGCTTGTAAAACGAACACCGTTATATTTTTGTAGTTCTTTACTGCTAAAACTCCACGGCGGGTCTGCGTATATAATTCTATACTTTTTATTTGGTAAATTGTTGTTCATCAAAACGGTGACTCATCCCAAACTTTATTGTCTTCGGGTAAGTCAATTAAATTTACATCATAAACTTTTTTGCCATTAGTCTTTCTTGGCTCAACACCACGGTCAGTCAATACTCTACTTGCATCTTTAAAATCTATGTTACGAGGATTGCGTATACCCAATGCTCTTAACAAAGCTGTAAGCTGCCATGGCTCTTTGTCTTCTGCGTCAGCCATAAAGTCCACGTGTTGCAACAGTAAGTCTTCGACCGCACCCTGTGTTCTAAAACCTTCATTGCTTTCTTGTAACATGTCTCTCTCTTCTTTAGTTAGATACCAGTTCTTATGACCCGGCTCATAAATAGTTGCTTTAACT